ACTTCCTATAGTGACACCTCCGACGAGTGGCCCTCGTCGCAGGCGAGTGGGAACATCGAGGACGCCAAGCGTGTTCTTTACATGCGTACTGGCTCTGACCAGTGGTACACGGACGTTGCCTACGGGCAGGCGCTCGTGGCGATGGCCGCGATGAAGGCCAAGGAAGCGGTCGAGAACATCAACATCGCGTCCTACGGCATCGGTGACGAGACACTCTCGTTCACGAACGCCGACCCCGATTCGAGCCAGCAGATTCAGTCGTGGTCGAGCGAGGTGAACGAAGGACTGAACAAATCTGACGTAGCGTTCGAGAACGACCCTGACCTGTCGTTCAGTAACACGGCTTCGTACATCGAATAATGGTTCGCTCCACGGGACTCCCTCGACGCAAAGGCCTGGCAGGCATCACCCGCATCGTGCGGTCGCGTGCCAGCCCAGTGACGGTTAGCCGCGTCACCGCGTCGAAGGGGTCCCTGGACGAGACGAGTACGAGCACTACGGACCATACCGAGGACCTGTGGCTGTTCGAGCCGCGGGAAAGCGTGGCTGAGGAACTGGTTGGCGAACGGGTCAACGGTGGCCTCGGCGGCCTCGCGGTTGCGGATGGCACCGTGGACCTCGAACGCGACGACCGTATCACGCACGGCGGCGTCGAGTACGAACTGGACACCGTTGTGGGCCACCCAGAGGACGACGACTCGGACGGTACTGCCTCACCCGAGACAGACTTCTGGCTTGCCACGTTCGTGCGGAGGCAGTAAGCATGGCACGTACACGCATCGGTGTCTCACACAATATCGGTTCTGTCATCTCTGACATTGACGATGTGAAGGACGACTTTCGTCACGAGATGCGGAAGCGCGTGGGTGCGGCCATGTGTGTCGTGTGGGCGGACGCGAAGCAGTACGTCCTCTCGGACCCGCAAACGACTGGCGACCTGTTCACCGCTCTACAGCGTGAACAGGACACGAGCGGCGAGGAACTGGAGTTCAGCGTCTACACGGACGCAACCATCGCTCCATACGCGGCTATCGTGGAGTTCGGTACTGGAAGATATGATGAGTGGCGTGGTTCAAGACCTGTCGGACCTCCTGTTGGTGATGAAATGCCACCGCAATATCCATTCGATACCCCGTCTGAATCAGAACTACCTATAATTGCATCATATATCAAGCAATGGATGATTGCAAAAGGTATTCAACCTGAGAAGGGTTCTATTCAGGCAAGTTCGATGGCTATTGCATCAAAAATAGTTGACCAGGGACAGTACGCACACCCGTACCTGCGGCCCGCGTGGTTCGATAGCGAACTCCAGGTCAAGAAGGCGGCGCGAAACGCCGTCAGGAACGCAGTACGATAATGGCAACCAGACGAAACATCCGAGAGGCGTTCTACGCTGACCTCGAAGCGGCGGTCAGCGGGCTTGTCGCGTCGGGGAGTATCGGGCAGGAATACCCGAACGAGGATGAGGCACTTCCCGCCATTGTCCACACGGACAACTATCGGGACGTGCCGATGAACACCAAGACGGGCATCGTGGACACCACGACCGACTCGGCTGGTGTGCAGGAGGAAATCTACTCCCAGGTTATGGAGGCCCGATTCTCCGTTCTCGCTGTCTCGGACGACGAGCAGGAGAAGGAGAACATCTACGAGGCCGTCCGCACCCACTTCGAGGAGTACGAGTTCCCCGTCAAGCCTGCATCGGACCTGCACGCGGACGTGAACACGATTCGCGTGAACGACTCGAACTCGGAGGACACGGAGGACCGCGACCCGCCCGCACGCGGGGACCGCCTCCAGATTAACGTCCAGTTTGAGCGGTTCTACGTGAGAGACGTGACGCCCGCGGAGGAGGTCACACACAACGTGAACGCCGACGACGGCGGAACGGACGACACACCTACACGACCAATTAACGAGGTACACAATACATGGTAGAAGTTTACGGAGCAACTGGCATCCCTTCGGACAGCATCGAGGTCCGCAGTGGTGGTACTGTCGCCGTCAGCGCCGCGTTCGAGACGACGCTTGGCCTGGTGGGCGGCTACGACACCGCTAACGGCACGGCTACCGAAGGAGCCGTCACAACTGTAGAATCGACCGCTGACGCCGACACGGAGTTCGGTGCCGACTCGGAACTCGCGGAGCAGTCCGCGCTCGCGTTCCAGAACGGCGCTGGCACCATCTACGCCGTCGCAGTCAGCGAAATCACGGTCACTGGTGATGCCGCGTGTGGACAGGGTGGGGCGCTATCGAACGTCCCTGTGTTCGACCCGATCATCCACGACGAGGAGAGTATCAGTGCGACGGACACGGGCGGAACGAACCCGACCGGGACCATCGTTTATGACTCTCCCCCGAGTACGCCGACTGACGCGGACACGGTGAACGTGAATCCCGTCACTGGTGAGTTCGAGTTCGACGCCGCCGCGGCTGGCAGTTACGAGTTCGACTACGCCTACGGTGACTACGGAGGCGCTATCACCGAGGTCGTCAAGGAGGTGCCGCGCATCGTCACGGTTCTCACGGAGAACACGAGCGTGGCGAACGACCTCCTGACGGAACTCAACACCTACGGCACGGACTTCGACTTCATGCACGGTGTCGTCGGGGCGCTCCCCGAAGTCGATGCCTCGACGTACACCGACCCCTTCGATGACCGTCGGTTGTCGGTCGTTGCCCCGTCCCGTGGTTACACGGACGCGGCGGAGACGAACGAACAGCGGACGCTCGGCGCTGTCGGTGGGAAGCAGGCTGGCAAGGCCCTCGGTGATTCGACCACTTACGAGAGACTCGGCGGCTTCGCGTCGCTTCGCACGGCCTACACGAACAGCCAGTTGGCTGACCTCGTGGACGCCCAGGTCCTTCCGCTCAAGCAGGGCGGTGGCATCAAAATCATCAAGGACATGACGACTTCGACGGACGCGAAGTTCGAGCGCATCTACGCCTCCGAAATCATTGACGAGGCGACGGAAATCTCTCACCAGATTTCCCAGGACTTCGTGGGCGACCGAAACACCGACGACAACCGCCTGGCCCTGCGGGAGTCTCACACGTCGTCCTATGCAGAGATGCAGAACGACGACCTTCTGGAGGCGTACAGCGTCGCCGTGTCGAAGGGTGCCAACGACTTCGAGGTCACTGTGGACATCGGCCTCGACGTTATCGGCATCATGGACCTCATCGACGTTACCATCACCGTGGGTGACGTTGTGAAGAACGAGGGGGCCGCCTAACGGAGGTAATCAGATATGACTTGGAACCCTACTAACACCGACGATGTGACGCTCATCGTGAGCCAGGTTATCCGCGACGAAGCGGGTACGCGCACTGGCGCCGCCGAAATGGCCAACACGAACGCCATCGTGGTGGACGACTTCTCCATCGACACGGAGGAGAACATGGAAGCCCTCTCTGGCATCGGTAACGCGGAGGCTCTCGGTATCTCGCGTGGAGACATCGAGCACACCTTCTCGTTCACCGTGCAGGGTGAGGACGCTGCCCTGTTCAACAGCCTCACCTCTAACGAGGATAGCCGTGCCGTCGAACTCGAAATCATCCTTCGTGCCGAGGACTACAAGGACAAGTTGACGGGTGCCTACGCGGGCACCCGCTCCGTGTCTGGCTCCTCGGGTGACGCGATGGAGTACGATGCCGAGGGCATCGCCACTGGCCGCGACCCTGGAACCGTATAGCGGTTCCGTAGCGGCCAGAATTTCGATTAGGGCCTTTTTCTTTCGTATGTAAAACCTCATAGCGGTGCGCCCCGTATCCCACTCGGACTACGGTTCACGTGAGGAGTCCCAAGCATGAGTGACCTATTCGAGGCCCGACGCAAGACGGAAGACGCCGCCAACTGGCGTGGTAGTATCAACGTCTCTATCGACGGAGACGGCACCGAGAACCTGACAGTCCGACAACTCTACGACCCTGAGTTTTGGGAGGTCATGTCACAAATCGACACCGATGAACTGGAGGAACTCCAGGCCGACCTCCCCGAGGACAAGATGGAGCGATTCCGCGAACTCCAGAACGCAGAGAATCTGGACGAGGACGAGGAGGATGAACTCGCCGCACTACAGGGCGAGGTCGAGGAGGAGGACATCAACATCTTCGAGGTCCTCTCCTTCGACACCTACCAGGGCATCAAGACCGCCGCGAAGTACGGCGTCGTACCTGACGAGGCCGACATCCAGAAGGCGTTGACGGAGCACACGGCGGAGATTCAGGAGCAGTACGGTGGCACGAGCCACGAGGATGCCGAGCAGTTCGTCAACGACCACGTGGTTCACCCGATGATTGAGGAGTCCACGAACCTGGCCTCCTTCGCCATCGGTGTGAAGGCGCTCGGTGAGACGCTCGGTGACTCGGGAAACTAAGAGAACTCGCTGAATCGAGACACGGCCAGGAGATTTACACACTCCACGACAATGGCCGAAAACTATTCACGTCACCGCACGACTGCACGCCGATTCAGCGATTCGTCTACGTGATGTCGAAAGACTACCACACCGACGACCCGAACGAAGGTTCGGCGCGTCCGAGCGGCATGGACAAAGCAAGCCGCTTCAACAACGCCACGTCCAAATTCCAGTAACCTCCGCGGCTATTCTCCCTCCCTACTATAGTATAGGGACCGCACGTACTTAACACCTTCGAGTCGCATCACCCGCACCCCACTCAGACTACGGTCTACACAGAATGGCGGCCATCGAGAATCTCGAAATTATCGTAGATGTCGATATT